CCTTTTCTTGAGCATCCAATAAACTATTAATGTAGTCAGTAATTTGTTCAATATACTCAAAGTTATTATTGAATATATAAAATCCATCCCAATCCAATTCACCTGTTTCTTCATCAACAACTTCTTCACATTGGAACCCCATCAATTTGGCGTGTTCGAAACTCCATTTCTGTTCAGTAATAATAAACACAGGAAGGATACCTTTATTCTGAGCGTCAACTGCAGTCTTTACCAAAGCCGTAGTTTTACCCGTATCGGAGTGACCCAAGAACATGTTAAGATGTCCAATGGCTGGACCAGGAAGTCCAACGGCATCCAAGAAATCAGGACCTAAGTCGAAAAATCTTTGTGGTTTATACTTTGCTGAAGTAGAAAATTTTTTCTTCAGACTTTCGAAATCGTTTTTCTTAATTGCCATAAGGTTAGGGAAATGAAACTCGGACACCATAATAGTATCCGAGTTATTTTATTTAATTAGAACGGAAGGTCTCCGTCAGGTTCGTCGTTAGATTGTGGATCAACATATGAAGATTTTTTGGAACCTCCACCGAATGATTCGGTTTCAACTGAACTGTCTCCGTAAACGTATCCACCTTTATCTGAATCCCACTTTGGAGTCTCACCTCTTGCTATTGCCTCAAGGTAATCAACAGGTTTCTTAGAATAAACATCCAACCATGTCAACTCATCTTCCATCCAAGCCTTTGCTTGTTGTTTATCTTCATGTACTGGTGTTGGGTCATCATACATAATAGTTGAAACTGTCGTGTATTCTTTACCCTTTGGAGTTTTTGCTTTAGCGAGTTCAATGACTAAGTCACGTCCTTTTTCAGGGTCAGTGATGTCCCCTTTGTTTCTCCAAATAGGAATGATTTTATCAAGGATACCATCATTCTTAAAGTTGTGTTTGAATCTCCAAAACTTTGGACCGTCTTCCTCGTGGTCTCTATCAATTACTTTCACAATATAGAATTTTCGTGAACGATACTGAGCCGCCAATAATTTGTCAGACTCTTTACCTGTAGACATCAATTCTTCGTAAACCTCATTCAAAGGTGAACGTTCGTTGTCATTTTTTCCTGGATCGTAGAATTTCTGCCACTGTCCACCCACTTGAATTTCGTGGTACCATGCTTCTTTGAATGGTGATGAACCATCTGAAGTTGGAAGAATTCTCACTCTTCTCTGTCCTGATTTCTCTTTGTCTCCTAAGATTAAAGCGAAATACTTTTTCATTCTTTCGTCTTGCGACATTTTTGATTGGGCCCCGCCCCCTTGTTGTGATTTTTCGTACTGTGCCAATACGGCGTCTAATGAACTCATCATGTTTTTTATAGATTAAATTAATAAATTGTTTATACAAAAATAAGAAAAAAGATGACAAAGTCAAATAAAAAGAAAGGTACCGTAAGGTACCTTTTATGTAGTTTGTCTAATATTATGGTTTGTAAAAATAAGAAAGGGTATCAACACCATTCCAAAAACCAACAGGTTCAAACTGTATTGTATTTTGGGATATAATATTCATATTGTTTTCTTCAACGAAAGACTTAAATAGTTTTTCATCCATATTAGATCTTCCCGCTAAGTTTTGGAAAGAATAATCTAATCCATTTTGAAAACAGGAATGATGTATAAATCCATATCCATCATTAACAAGAACTCGAGAAATTTCTTTCACATAACTTTTCACTACATTTTTATGCATGTGAACAAAAGAATCAAAAGAAAAAACCAAATCAACTGAATTACTTGGAATAGATGTTAAACTTAACCCATCGTTCACGTGATATTCTTTTATATGATTACCAAGTTTCTTTTTTGTTTGTTCAATACACGTTTCGTTCAAATCAACAACAATTAATTCATCTGCGAGCACACTTAAAAATTGAGATATTCTTCCATGTCCTGGAGCAATTTCTAAAATTCTTTTTCCTCTAAATTTTTTTAATGGTTCAAAAAGATAATTATTCCAAAGGTTTTCAGTTGTTCCAAAGAATTTTGACCATTCGTGACCACCATCAGTCCAAAAATTTAAGTTATTCCAAGTCCTTTGTTCCTCAATATTGTCAAATTCGTTCATAAACTAAATATAAATAAAACTGTTACTATGTTAAATAAAAAAAGGTACCGAGAGGTACCTTTTATGTAGTTTGTTCGATATTACCTGAACGATGTTTTATAGACTTCTTTGTCTAAACCTCCACCAGGTTGGAACGAATTTTTTATATCATTTACATTAATATCTGTAACCTCGTCAGCAGTTAAAACATAATCATTTTTTCCTGTCTTTTCCATTTCGTCTTGCTTGTCATCAAAAAATTGTGAAAGTTTTTGACTGAATGGATATGAATCATAGGTTCTTAACTCTAACTTTTCTTGTGGAGTTTTTTCTCTATACTTCTCTATTTTATTTTCAAGAGAGTTAAGTTTATTCATAATCGTATCCATCTCTCCTAACTTAGATTGTAAATCATTAAGTTGATTAAATAAGTTGTTGAAATATTCTTCTTGTTTGGTTTCGATATTTTTTTGTGAATCTACCAATTCAGTAATATCTAATTCTTCAGAACCTGATTCTCCTCCTTCTTGCGATTCACCTTCGTCATCAATTTTCTCAACGTCAGGATCTGATTCAACATCAATTGGTTGTGGTTCAGTTGCCCCTACTTCAGGTGCCGCAGGTGGTATTGCCTCCGCAGGTGCTGGTGCAGGTTCTGCTCCAGTTGCAGGTGCCAATGCTCCTAACACATCTTCCTCTGGGGCCGCTCCAACTTGCTCCAATATATATTGATTGATTTTTCTGTGTCTTTCAATCTCCTTAATAATTTTCTTGTCTAAACTCATTTTTTATCCGTTTAATAATGTTTTTATCCCGTTAGGAGTTTCCACTCTCACTCTTCGATTTGCAGTAGTTTGATGACCCGCTCTTTCAATAAGACCATCTCTTTCTCTTACTGTGTAACAATCACCTGTATCCAAGTCACAAACTTGTTTAGTTCCATCTCCGTTGTCTTCTTGAGAATATCTAACCGATTTACCAAGATAATTGTCTAATGCCGTTTTTATGTTCATAAGAATCTTTTTATATAAATATGTTGTTAAGTTATAAAGTAAAAGTATCACTTAATACTGTTTGGACAAGTACCTCTCCTCCAATAGGTGAAGTAAATCCATATGGCCTATATTGTATTTGTAATCTAAATACACCTTTCGAATTAATTGTAACTTCATTAGTATACTTAGTATCGGGTCCTAATACACTACCAAATGATACATTATTGTAACTACTGTCCAATATATTAATACTTGAAATATTTTGACTATTAAAAATTTGTCCTGAAGGTAAAGTGAAATCAAAAGGTATGTAACCGCCCGCAAGTTTTTTAATATTGTAATAACTGTTACCTTCTCCTCGTATTGCATCGGAATCTGGAAGTTTTATTATTGAAAGTTGTTGCTGAGGAAAGGTGGGTAATGTTTGATTTACCGGAACATTTTCAAGTGGTACTTGATTTTGATTCGGTAATGTGTACCAAAGCCTAAAAGGAAACTGTTGTCTGACAGGAGACTCTTTACCCTTATATGATAATAATCCAAACACAATATCAATCTGTGTTTTTCCTTCTATTTTAGGTATATTATTAGATAAATAAGATTCTACTTGTGGTAATGTAATATTGAACTCTCCGTTGGTAACTTGTCCACCTAATTTAAGCAAACTTTGAGATATAAATTTTCTTGTTACTTGATTGTTAAGTTCTTGTAGTTCGTATACCTGATAATTCATATCTACGGTAGTTCCTAAAACCCAATCTGTTAATTCTGGATTTATTTTTACATTTAAGGATTGAGTTTTACTTGCGTTTAGTTGAACTGCCGTTTCAATCATTGTCAATGGACCTGTTTGTTGTGGGTTAATATTCTCACCAAGCCTATCCTGTTGTGACACTGTCGGTTGTTGTTGAGTGGTTGTATCTGCGTTTCCTCCAGGGGATGATGTTATTGTATTCTTTAATGCAGGATTAAATGTGAAATTAACTGAGCTCCCCGATGTTCCATATTCGGTTGTTACTATTATTCTTCCAGTTGCAACATCTTGTCCTTCTGGAATAGTAATTGCCGGTAAGACAAATCGTAAAGTTTCGGAATTGAACACCGTAATACTATTGATGTCGACATTTTGTCCCATAACAGTAATTGCCTTTACAGACTCAAAGTTTCTACCATTGACTTGAACTATTGTTCCTGTAAATCCTGCCGATGGTGAGAACGTTGACACCACAGGAGGTGGACAGGTCTGTCCTTCATTTGGTGGAACTGGTGTTGGTGTAACTCCTGGTGTATTATTATTTTTACCATCATCCAAAGGCTTTTTGTATTCAAGTAACTTATCTACATCTAATAAATCGACTGATTTTGCAGATGCCAAAGCCTTCTTGAATGTTTCTATAGTCTGATTGAACTCGGTTTGATTGTTGTCAAAATATTGTTCAGAAATATTATCTACAGGCCAATGACAAACATAGTACTTAGCCAATCCCATATTTGGTTCTAAAATTTGATTAACTCTTGATCTTAATCTACCAGCCATGAAACTTATATATTTGTCCAAAGATTCGAAGTGAATTATTGGTTGTGAAGAACTAGTTGAAGGGTTAGTCCTTATGTTGACACAACTATAAACTCTAGGGAATAATTGAACTTGACCTTGCCAATCTACACTCAATGATAATGTTCCCAAGTTATTATTCCATCCATTGAAAGTTCCTTCTTTAGAATTAGAATTTTCTTGGAAGGTTCTGATATAAGAAATAGAATATATAACAGTTCGTAAATCTGGTTCGTCCGGTAATAATCTTTTCAAGGCCGCTGCAAAATCTGTAGGAGTAACTTTGGTTAAAGTTCCAACTTCCGCAACATAACCTGGATTTGCATTTGTATAAACACCTGCAGTAATTTTAGAACTACATGAGTTTGTTGTATCCAATGTATTGTCTGCGGATTGCACAACTTCAGTAGATTTAATATTATTAGTAGTTGCACTAGTTTTTACTTGGTCTTTATTTATTTTGAGTATTTCCTCTAACTTTGTGACTAAGTTCTGATTGATACTCTGAAGTAAACTATCAATAGTAGGTAAGTCAAAAAATCCTTGTCTGACACCATCAAATGTGGTTTGAAACGAACCAGGTTGAATTGAATGACTCACATCTGTAATCATGTAAGACCCCTCAAACATCGGTACGTGTCTCAAGTTGAAATACATTGTTGGTTGTAACAACGCATTACCCAAACAAACAACACTACACTTATAACTTCTA